ATTCAGACTGGTTTGAAAATCGGTCTGCACTTTGCCAGGGCCAATTCCGTATAACGTCGTTTCATTGGCCTTGAACACGTCAAAGTTTTCCGCGATGGCCATAGCCGCTTTTGCAGCCTCGGTATTGTGGAAAAGCGCGCCGAAAATCTCCAGCTTATCAGTGCCTGTTATATTGGTGGGCAGCTTCGTGTTGACCAGCCGGGCCAGGTCCATCTCGGCATCGAACGCCCCTTCGCCCAAAGCTTCCCGGCTATCGAGATATTTTGGAATGTCGATCCCGCCGATATGATATTTGTCGAACAGTGCCCGTTGGGAGGGGGCAAGCAAATCCATGGAGCGCTTCGTCCGGTCAAAAAATCTCGCGGCGATCGGCGATGAGAGATAGCTAAGCAAATCCTGCATAGCGGTCGCGTCATCGGCAGAATCAGAAAAATCCTTATGCGTAGCCTCAACAGCAGATGCCACCGATACCAGGCCGCCGATACCGCCATTCTTCATAAGGGCCAGCTTCGCGCTAAAACCCTGTATATAGCTGCCAAAATCCCCGACCGAAAATCCGCCCAGACTGGAGGCATCCGAGATAATCGACAAGCCTCGCTGCATCTGATCGGGTGCAATCCCAAGCACTTGATTCAATGCGGAAACACTTTTCGCATCTTCGATCGGATCATTGCCATAGGCCGTCGCATCCCGCGCGAGCGCGGGCATCATCGCGCTGATCACCCCAGGCGCCATGCCATGGATGGTGAGATAGTAATACGCCTCCGCCAGCGCTGTGCTGGAGTTTGCGGTCTTTACGGCTAGACCATCGAGCATCGTGTTCAGCCGGGCGATTTCATCCGCCGCTGGCCCACCGTTCAGCCCCTCTTTGATCGCTGTCTGGTAGAGGATTTGGCCGAAATCGGCATATTTCTCGGCAGCATTCCGCGCGATCGCGACGCCGATTCCAGCCATAAGGATATGCCCCATCGCATCTCCGGCGGTGCCCAAACCTTGACCACCGGGCCGTGGCTCATCCTCGGGTGCGGGCTCATCGCCGGGCCGCGCCGAGCCAGGCGGAAGCATTGCATCGGGATTAAATCCACCGCCCACTTGCGAACCAGGCGGCATAAAAGACATGCCCTGCCCCATCGCCGCGTACATTTCCTTGATTTTCACGATATTGGCGTCAACCCCGGTGCTGACCTCATCCATGGAAGCGGCCATCGTGTCGGCGGACACCTTCACCTGCGCATTCACCGCATCCAAATCGCTCATTAAATTCGCCGGCCCGCGCAAATTGGCCAGCAAATCCTGCATGCTGCCCAGCGTATCGTTCAGCGTGCCGAGCGTGGTGGTGAGATTGGTGAACAGCGATTGTATTTCGCCCACCCCGCCGGACATCTGGTCTTGCAAGCGCAGCGTCAGGCTGGCGACCATATCTCCGGACAATATATTACCCTTCCGTTATCCGCTTCATCAACGCCCCCGCTGCACCCAGCCAGAACGCCGCATCCAGGTCAGTCCCGGCCAGCAGCTCGGCCTGCGTCCAGCCACTGTAATGCTTGGCCAGCGCCGCCAGCGTCAGCGGCCAGTCCGGCGTCCAGCACTCGTAAAAAAACCGATAATCGCCAGCGCCGCGCTGGCATCCTGGGCATCGAGCGCATCAAACGTCAGCGGCCCTTTCGCCTCGCCCAGCTTGGTCGAGCGGTTGAACAGCGTCAGGTTCGCATTCGGCCCGGTGGCGCTCATCATCGCGCGCAAATCACCACCAGTCAGCCGGTTGAACACCAGCACATCGTCAACTGGCTTTTCGACGATCGTACCGTCGCCGCCCTTGTACTTAATCGCCGCCTTCCGGCTCAGCGTCAGCGTCACGCTGCCATCTTCGTTCAGCTTCGCATTTTCCGGCAACCCTGCGCCCGACGCCGGTTTGGCTTCCTCAACCCCCGGCAGCTCATCCGCATGCTCATCGGCATCCAGAATCACCACCAGATCGTCGTCACTGGCGCCGATCACGAGACCACCTCCATCGCCGTCGAGCCTGCCCAGGTGATTTTCACCGAGCCGCCTTCCTTGCCGCTGCCGGGCGCCAGCTGCGGCGTGCCGGTTACAAACGCATCGGGGAGCGTATAGGTCTGCCCGGTGTCGCACACGTACTGCAGTTCGCCGACCTGGCTGGCGGCGTAGGCGGCCAGCGAATCCCCCTTCTTGAACGGGATCGTCGCTTCCACCGTGTCCGCCTGGAATTCCTGGCTGTTGAACACCTGGCGCGAGCCCACCATGGCGTTGTTCACCAGGCCGCCGCGCTTATAGCTCGCCGTCTTGATCGGGATTTTCGTGCCCAGCCAGATCAGATCGACAATACCGAGGGTCTGCGCCATGTTTTACTCCTAAGCCTGGAATTCGAGAGAGACGGCCTCGACCATCAAATTGCCGATGCGGTTATATTGCAGGCGGCAATTCAGCCGGTTGCGGTCAGTCAGATCGCGCACGAAGTAGCTCTGCGCGGCGGTCGCCTGGGAATTCTCAATCCAGCCATACTGCTCGTAGAGCATCGAGCGCCCGGCCCAGGATGATTTGATCCGCCGCGGCGTCGCCACGCTGGGGTCGTACTCGGCGGCAATGGTGTTATCATCGGCCAGCTTGTTGCGCGGATACGTCACGCCGTTGAAGCTGATCCAGTCGTATTTGATCCGGCTGTTCACCTTTGGCGCCATAATATCGTGCCACGCCGTGGTGGGGATACCGGCGGCGTCGGTGAGGTTCTCGGTCACCACCTTCTCCAGCGTCACGGTGCCGTCGATCTCCACGTCGAAAGTGGAAATCCCGTCCGCCAGCAGCAAATTGCGCTCGGTCCAGTCGAAGCGGTCCGCCGGCGCGGGCGCCAGCAGCCCTGGCAGCGCCAGGCCGCGCAACTGCCGCGCGGGGTCCTGCGCCAGGTAGTAGCTGCACACGCCGGCAAAGCACGCCGCCCACATCCAGGCTGGCTGCGGCGCGTTCTGCACCAGCAGCACGGAGCGGAAGCGCGAATTCAGCGAAGCCTGGTTGGCAAGCCCGGCGCCGTAGCTCATGCCCAGCGCGCCATAGGCATGCGCGTCGAGTTTGCTCATGGCATTGTAGCGGCCTTCGAGCGCAGCTTCGAGCAGCCCCACATTGGTTGGGTCCACCCAGCACATCACAATGTCGCTGTACCAGCTCGCGGCAATCGCGTTCAGCGCGCCGGTAATGGTCGGGTCGGTAGCGCCGCCCGTCATCGCGGTAATCGTCACGGTCAGCCCGGCCGGGATCGTATCCCCCGGCTGATAATTCACGCGCAGGTCCAGCGTGTTGCCCAGCGTCCCGCCATGCAGCGCCGTCACGGTAATCACGGCACCACTCTCGGTCTCGCTGCTTTCCAGTGCCGCGCCTTGCAATCCCGCCAGCAAATTAGCGGCCACCACGGCTGCGGTATCGCCCACATTCACGGCCACCGGCACGCGCTGCCCTTGCGCATACACCGGCAGCGTCCCAGCCGCCGTCGCCGTCCCGCCGATCGTCACGGTCTGCGAGGCTTTCGCGGCACTCACCGCATCCGGCACGCCCATGATATCCACGGCGACATAAGGGTTGGCGAGGATAAACGCGGCTGCCATCTGTGCCGCGATGGAGCCGATGCCGAACAGGTTTTCCGCCTGCGGCGCGGTATACAGCGGATAAGCCACATTCGGCTTGGCAATCCCGCTGCTCAGCATCTGGCCGATAATCAGCGCTTTCGCCTTATAAGGCAGCAGCCCGCTCTGGCTGTAATTTACCTTGGTCTCAATGTAAGTCCCCGGCACTTCAACATTGTTGGGAATTTCATCAAAGCTGATGATCTGCGGCGGCGTCGCGCCCTGCGGCGATGTGGTGTCGGACATGTTACGCTCCCTTCTTCTCAGGCGCGGCTTTCACCGGCGCTTCGGCCACCGGCGCGGCCGGAGCGAGCACCAGGTCACCGCACAACAGCCGCCGCTCGATGAACATCGTGCGCGCGCAAATCACACCCTGCGGCGGCACAATCGTGCCCCCCGGCAATCTCACCAGCCGTCCAACACCCGGCACCACATGTATTTTTTCCATCATTCCCCGCTCCGGTCGCCGACCGTCAGTTGCCCGGTCAGCACATCCGTGCCGCCAAAGTTCCATGTCGCCATCATCTGGCTGAATTCGTTCAAATCGCCCGGCGCGGTGATCAGCTCGGGCAGCGGCAGCGTGGTGCTCACGCTCACATCCACAATCACTGCGGCGGCATCGTCATCCCAGCTCTCGGCATACACATTGCCCGCCTGGGTCACGCGCACGCTGCCAAAGCCCTCGATGGTAAATCCGTTCAGCACGCCAATCGCCGCCTGCGTCAGTAGGAACAACCCAGCGCCCTGGCTGTCGCCAAAAAACCGCGCGGTCACTGATGCCGGGTTTTTCAGCACCAGGAACACGCTCCAGCTGCTCTGCCCGTCAAACAGCCGCCCGTCCATTTGGTTGCTCACCGCGTTCCAGCCCAGGCCGATAAACGGCGTGCGGCGCAGCAGCTGCTTCCAAATCTCCGGCGTCATTTTCGCCGGCACAACGTCGTGCTGGAACCGCGTGGTCGGGAACACCAGTTGCAACCGTGCCTGCAACGCCCGCGCAATCAGCGCCAGCGGCCCCGGCCCAATCGGCTGCACCGGATAAAGCGGGGCGGCGGCTGCGGTGGTGCTCATCCCCAAAAACTCCCGTCATCGCCCGGCGCGTAATCCTCAAACCCGCGCGTGGAACCATCGCCGCGCGAGCCAAACACCTGGTCGCGGCTTTGCATGGCGGAGAACGACTCATCGCCCACCGTCACCTCTTCCAGGTCCAACACCACATCGCCGTTGGCGATCTGCTTCAGCCAGGCCATCGTTTCCTTGCGCTCATTCACCAGGGTCTCGGTCGGCTGCTTCTGCTCGCCCGTGGCCAGGTCGTAGCGCGCCAGAATGCAGCATGCCCGCTTGATCTCTTTTGGCGCCACGTCCAGCGGCGCGCGGTAGCGCTTGCGCAAATACGTGTCGATCACCGCCGAGGCATCCCCCAGCGCGACGATTGCCGGTTCGCGCTGCACCGCCACCAGGTCAGCGTTCGCCGGCGTGGTGAGGCGCATCATCTCCACCTCGCCAAACCGCCCGATCATCTCATCAACGGTGGCGTAGGGCATTTATTACTTGCCCTTGCCCGGCACTTTCGGCGCGGGCGCCGGATTGTCGGCGGCGAACACTTCCACGCCAGCCGGCGCGGGCGCCGGATTGTCGGCGGCGAACACTTCCACGCCGGCAGCCGGAATAACCTCGCCATAAACCAAGGTCAGCACCGGGTCGGCGGCAATCGCCTTCAACTGGTCGGTGGAAAAATGGCCCAGCTCAAAAGTGCTGGCGCCGGTAAACACGGTCCCGGCGCGGCGCTTGCCGGGCTGGGAAGAGGTAACAATAATTTTTGCCATGATATCCTCAAAAATCAGAGTGAAAACGCGAGCCCAGCCGGGCTCACGGAATCCAGGGGTTTTCCAGCGCCGTCGCCAAACCTTTGAAGGTGTTGTTCACGGTGCCCACGCCAACCACCAGCGGGTCGGTCGGCGGCAGATAGTCATTGGTGCAGTAGCTGCGCGCGGTCGGCCCCAGTGAGACGCCCGTCGTCAGCAAATCCGGCACGACGCCCAGCGGCGCGCCATCCGGCCGGCGCCAGGCCGCCATGGCGGCACGCGCGGCTTCCAAATTCGCCACCGTCAACGGCGCGTCGGAGCGGAACGCCAGTTGCCACAGCCCGTAACCGGCATTGCAGCGGCCATCGTTGCCCCAGGTGAACTCGTTCTTGTAGAACACTTCCGGCGATTCCGGGTTGAACAGCGCCTTCATCACAAACGGCTTGCGCGTCTGGAAGATGAAGGGGCGCTGCACCTTTTTGGTCGCCAGCAGATACCAGCTCGGCCCCGTATAGCCGCCCGGCGCCGCCTGATAATTGAAGTTGGAGATCACGTTGCCGTTCGCATCGTAATTCTCGTGGTCGGTGTCGAAGAAGTTCGCGCCATCGGGAACCGCTGCGGTGGTGCCGCCGGCCATCAGCTGCGCGATCAACAAATCCGGCAACCGCCCAGCGGCTTCGCCCATCGAGGCCGACGCCTGGTTGAGCAGCGAGAACTTGTCGTCCTCGATGTCCTGCACCTTGATGCCGATGGTCGACTCGAACAGCTTGTTCTTGATCGCGAAGGTCGTCAGGGTCAGCCAGTTGACCACGCGCTCGCCCACCCACTCGCGCAGGCCCGGCAGCATATCCAAACGCGGATAAACTTCCTGGTCGCCCGTCGACTGAGCCTGATAGGTGAATTTGTCGTAAACTGTGTCGGCCTGCCACAACTGGGTGTTATAGGCGGTGTTGACCCCAGCATTGATGCTGGCGAGCGAAATCGGCGAAATATCCATTGTCTAATACCTCTTTAATGAGCGCTGAATTCGACGAAGGTGGCACCGCCCTCGATGCCCGCGATGTGCCCGACCGATTTCTCAAAGCCGGAGCCAGGCGCGGCCAGCGTCAGCGTGTTGTCATCGGTCGCATAAACCGGCGCCCCGATATTGGTGTAGGACGCCCCCGGTACCGGGAATTTGAAATCATCGAACTGCCCCGTGATCTTCGGGCCAGGCGCGGAGGAGCCGGTATTATCGTACCCGCTCTCTGAAATACCAATGAAGGCCAGCGCCCCGGCAGTCTGCGGCCGCACGGACTGCCCGGCGGCGTTCACGCACATCACGGTGCCCTTGAAGATTTTCTCGCCAGGCGCAACCGGATACCCGAACGCGGCGCCGCGCGAATTACCCCGGCGTGCGGGGGCGCTGTCTTTGGTGGCGGCCATTATGCGGCACTCCCTTCAGCCATGGATTTCTTGGTCTTCAGAAAATCCTCCTTCTTCAGACCCATTTTTTTGATGACCTGGCTATCCATCGCGGTCAGCCCGTCGCCGTCGCCGGCATCGTGCTCAGCCACATAGGTTCCCCCGGCAGCCGTCTTCAGGCTCGGCAGCCCGGCCACCAGCGCCTCGGCGCCGGCCGGGTCAGCCACATGCATGGCAATCATCCGCTCACGCACCGGGCCAAGCGCCTTGCCGTCCTTGATCGCCGCATCGATGAAGGCCACCGCCTTCTCCTGGCGGCGGGCGGTCTCACCCGCGGCGACCTGCGTCTGCAGCGCCACGAACTCGGCGAGCGGCACGGTGGCCGCCTGCAAATTGGTAATCGTCGCGGTATGTGCCGCCACGGTCTGTTTTTGGGTTGCGATGGCCGTCAGCACGGCCGCCTCATCCGCGGTCTCGGGCAGCCCAAGGGCGGCCCGCAGCGTCGCAATATCCATGTCTGCTCCAGATTGTGTGTGGGTTTGTTCAGTGTTCAGTGAGGCGAGCTGCCCCAGGTTCGGGGAATTCGTCAGCGCCGCGGAGATAATCCGCGTCACGGTGCCGTCCTTCTCATGCGCGAATACCGGGCTAAGCCCCCGGTACTTCTTTTGCGTCATCAGCGCGCGGCCACCGTCGTTCCATTCAACCTGGCCCCAGATGCCGTCGGCGCGCGATTGCAGCGCCACGATCCATGCCTGCGCGGGTGA